TACGGCATCATATCGGAGATAAAACCGCCCACGCGCTCGATAGCATTCCCGAGTGTCGTCCCGATCGCCTCGCCTGCCGCGTCGATCTGTGGTTTATGACTCGTGAGCCATTTCCCGAATCGATTTAGCGGAGGAAGGAGCTTTTGCCCGATCGGAATCAGGATCCCGGTCTCGATTTGTCGGCCGAACGAGCGGAAGGCTTCCATCGGCTTACTCATTTTTACTTGCTGGAGCTCGCCGAGCGTGTTTTTCGACATGTCGAATTGCTTATTCGCTGAACCCATGGCCGAGATGACGTTTGCTTCGAGGTCTTCAAACTGTGAACCCATCAGAGCGACGCCTATCATGTTTTTCGCGACTGGATCCGCGACGTCCGAAATCATCGAGACAACATCGGAAAAGGCTTGCTGTGCCGCGGGACCTCCGGCGGCGAATGTCTGCATCATCTTGTCTGCGTTAAGGCCAAGCATCTGAAACGCCTCGATCGAGGTCTTCGATCCATCCTTCGAACGGATGTTGAATTCCTTGACTGCGTCCCCTACTTTATCTAATTGGAAAACGCCTTCGGCAGAGCCGGCCGCGAATACATCAAACATTTCGGAAGCCGAGAAGCCCAAGCTTTTGAACTGATTCGCGTATTCATTGGCGGAATCCATTAACTCGCCCGATTTATCGAGTCCTGCCTGCGCGCCCTGGGCGATCAGCCCCATCGCTTGTCCCGATGTAATGCCGAATTGTCGCATCATCGTGTCCGTCGCCTTCACAGACTCGTTTATCTCGAAACCAAATGTATCCCGCAGCAATAACGCGTTCTTCGTGGTTTTCTCGAGCTCGTCTCCTGCAAGCTTCGTAACTTGCTGGACGTTAGCAATCGCGCTGCCGAGATCCTGCCAATCTGCCCCGAAGTTCTGAGAATACAGGTTCTTGGCGATTTCCCGCGTCTCTTGCATCTGCTGGGCGGCCATACCGGTTGCACCTTCGATATGCTTCATGGCGTCTTCGTATTTCGTCGCCGCCGTAAGCCCAGCCGCTCCAATCCCAACAGCCATGGTCGCGACCGCGGCCCCGAGTCCGATAACGCTTTTGGTCAGCTTACCGACCTTTTTATCCGCTGCATTTAGCGGATTGCTCTTGATCTTAAAACCGACGGCGTACATCAAATTACTAATGATCCCGCCCGCCACGTTAACCACTCCCTTCTACGCAAAATAGGGCGCCCGGAGGCGCCCTCATTTCTTTTTGCTCTGCTGCTCTATTTGCCGGATATGGATATCAAGCGCGGCGTTCGCTTCGGCGAGGTCGTCGTCGTCCATCTCGTTAAGTTCCGAGTATGAGATATTCATGTCCGATAGCAATATGCGCCACATCGCCCAACGCTCCCGCGCCCGGCGCTCTGCCTCAGTCCTGGTTATCGTCATCCTGTTCATCGTCCTGGCCGGTGATAAACAAGAACGCCTTGTTAACCAATTCGGACATCTCGCCGTAATCATCGAAGGATTCCATGCGGACCTTCGGATCGACGACGACGTGTGTCAACATCTCGTCGGCCATTTTTTCGTCAGACGGAATTCCGTGTTTATTCTTGATCCGGTCGGTAATTTTAGTGACGTTCCGGACCCCGGGATGCTGGAGCAAGTATTCCTGTCCCTTGATTTCAACCTTCTTTTGTTTAGCTGCCACGTCAATCTCTCCGTTTCGTTTTTAATTAGGCGACATCAAGGTCCATGCATTGGAACTCGTACTCCCGGTCTTCTGCCGACGATCCATACGCCCTGTCTGCCGGCTTTTTAACATAAGCGGCCGTGGACGTCGCCGTCTCCTTCGGCGGCCCTGCGCTGATGACCGAAATCGGAACCGTCTCGCCGGTTTTAGCGAGCCTATCCAGATATTCAACTTGGGGGCTCGTTTGCTGGAGCGATACCGTGATCGTACCAAGCGGATTGTTCACTCTGCTCCGAACGACGTCACCTTGCGCACCGACGGAAGTCTCCCAGTTCTCTTCATCCTTGGCGACCGTGACCATAGACTCTCCAAAGCCCGTCAGGTAAACGCCGCCCACAATGACAGAGACCGATTTTGCATCGTAAGTCGTATTCATGGTTTACACTCCTTCCTTAGAAGCGGACAACGCCGCGGATCGTGGTTTTGTGGATGGCGCCGGCAAGGTCAAACCAGAACGAGCCTCCGGTATAATCGCGCTGCTCCCGATCGGCAGCATCCGTTTCCGCACGTGTGAGGAACTTCGTCCCGTAAGATCCAATCGAATCGACCGTTGCGATGATTCCTTGCTGCCATGCACGTTGCAGGACCGTCCGAACGACGCTTTCTACCTGGGCAATGCCCGTATCATCGAATGGGACCTTGTCCTGCTCGCCGAAGAGTCGCTGAACGCCGTACTCGATCGAAAATTTGACGTAGTCCTGAGCGTGAATATTGTCGATGTATTCGCCGCTTACTGTCTTGCCCTCGGAAGTCTGATTAATGCCGGCTTTCGTGACGTACGTATTCGCACCGAGATCGTGAATCGCTGCGAGCTCGGTCGCGTCGACGCTCATCGGAAGGATACCGGTCAACGTCTTGAATTTCCACGTTACCGAACCAACCGGTGCGGCGCCGCAGCGGCCGATCCACGCCGCCTCCGGATACTTGGCCGTTTCCGTGGCGTTGTGATAGAGGACCGTCGTACGTTTGTACGCGCCGACCAGAATGGCCGCCAGGTCCGTTTTGCTCGAAGAGCGGGCGAAGAACTGCCGACTATCGTCGGCCTCGACAGCGGATGCAATTTTGATAATGTCGGCGACCGTCGTCGCCGTATAGACGAGGAAATACCAGTCTAGCAAAAAGAGTTTCGGCAGGATCTCGTCCAGCGTTTCCTCTGGCGCCCCGGTTTTGCGCGTAATGATCGCAAGTTCTGCCGGGCTGTTGTCGCCTTGCCCGAAGATTGCGGCCGCCGCCTTGTACTCCTCCGTCGTGTTGGCAAAGTCAGCCGCTACGCCGGCGATATCGCGATACGTCTTATAGGCGCTGCCCGTGGTGCTGGATCCCAGAATCAGCGGTTTTCCGAACCCGAGCCGCGGCGTCGGTCGCTGCACGTCGATAATGACCTGTACGTCATTGATGTTAGACAATCGGATCATCCTCCTTAATCGTTGCTTTGTCTATCGTGTATTGGTTTTGCATGATGGCGACGGACGTCGTTCGGAACTGCACCTCGAATCCGTACTGGTAGGTCCAGTCGTCCCCGATCTGCACGTCCCGATTATTCACCTGTTCAATGGTTACGACGACGATTCCGGCCGGGCCATATTTGAGCGCTTCATGTCCCGCTCCGCCGAACCAGTCACGAGCGGTTAGCGCCAGCTCAAGCGCGTGCCCACGATCCGCGGCCGCGAACTGAAAATCGACCGAGAATTCGACCGTCTCCGAGATCGTGATCGAATCTTCGCCGACCGATTTAACCGGCTGCCCGGTTGCTTCGAATGCGCCTACAGAAAAATCGTATGTCCCGTAAGGGAGCAGCGGTGCGTCACCCGGCGAATTAATCTCGACGATCATGATCGAGAGCGCCCCGCGGAGCCCGCGCGCAATCGCCGACCGAATCGTCCTAAAGTGGATCATGCGTCGTCACCCGCTTGAGCAAGTATTTGTTTACGTCGCTATAATCCGGACGCTCACCTTCACCATCCACCTTGTACCGCTTACCATGATGCTCGATGACGTCGCCGTTTCGATGTTTGGTCATCGTGTACAGGGCGCGGTCGTCCTCCGTGTACTTGCCGCCGTCCATCTGCAGCCAGCGGGCAGAGAGTGGCTGAATGCTGCCGCGAAGCCCTGTCGCGGATTCCGATGCAGGACTTCCCACGAACACGCCGTCGTCATCGTAAGCGGCATTCGGGTTAGGCTGCGGCTGGGAAACGAGTTCATAGGGCGCTGAATGGCGAGCAAGCATCCGCGAAAAATTGAACCTCACCCTATCGCCTCACCTTCTTGAAGGTCAGCGCTTCGCGTAGCGTCCGCTCGTCGATGAGCAGCTTTTTGCTTCCCTTTTGCGCGGCGTAAACCGCGGAAAGAGCCGGCTGCTTCATTCGATCGAACGCCTGCTCCATCTTCGCGAGGCCAAGCACGCCGATCTCCTGGTGCAGTTTCTCCGCCTCCATGTTCCCGGTCGCAATCTCCTCAAGCCCCGCCTTGACGAGTTTGTTGATCCCCGCGGTCGCCCGCCGTTTACCGATCCGTACAAACGGTCGGGAGGGAACGTTATTCTTTGCGCTGCCAAACTCCAGCACGCCCGCAATCATCGCGAGTTCCGCGTCCCCCTGCATCCCGATGTGTACTTCGGTCTTCGCCAACGCCTCGAGCCGCCGCCGCATTTCTGGGATCATCGACGTCTCCGTCACCGTAACGTTCCGCCGCCTCATGCGCGTTGTGCTCATAAGTTGACGTTCCGATACGGGCCGGCGAGCGCACGAACGGCGGGCGGCATACGTCCGTCGTCCTGGGCGTAGGTGACGGCGAGGTCACCGACACGCTCAGACGTGACGCCGGGCTCCCGCTGCATTTGCTGGATCAGGAGGACGCAAGCGTACTCGAGATCAGCCGGCAGCGTCGCCGGCCTCTCTTCGGTCGCGTCTTTCGGCAGCACGTAGCCGGCCGTATAAACGATTTCGATCGGCTTGCGGCTTCGTTCCCAGCCTTCACGGGAGATCATCCCGCGATCGTTATCGATGTCGTACCCTTCCAGGCTCGTCTTCCCATTGATAGAGGTGACGGAAGCGATCGGGTAATTGCGAAGCAGCAGATAGTCCCGCTTCGGCGTCTCGACCTTGTCCATGTACTCGGCAAGGCCGAAGGAACGCTTGCAATACGTCTCGATAGCCGTGCTCGCCGCCGGAATCAGCAGAGCGAGCAGGTCGTCGTCCGCCGGATCCGCGCGAAGCATCGTACGCGCGCGGTCAACAGTGGTCAACATGGATTATTCCTCCTTGCCGCCGGCTGCTGCCTTCTTTGCCGCTTCGACTTCGGCCTTCGTCGCCTCTTTGCCGATAACATCCGCCGCTCGAAACGCCTCGACTCGTTCGTCGTCAATCTCGAAGAGCTCGCCCGGAAGTATCGTTTCGCCGGTTTCCCGATCAATGAACTCATTGGTAACGTGATAATGCTTGTTCGCCATCTTCATTCACCCTTTCTTAAATAATGGGAATAAGGGGCCAAGCGGCCCCGAGCATTACGGCGTAGGCGCACCCAACTTAATGAACGGCGACACCTGATAGCCATTTTTGAGCGAGAACGGAGCCGTGACCCACGGTTTTCCGTCGACGTTCCAGAACGCCTTGATAATCGTTTTGTTTTGCTTGAACAGCGGATGTTCGGAGGCTGAAATGAAGATTCCCGCGCCGTCCTTTATCATGTAGTATTGGAGATCGACCAGCACCAAGTCCCCGACCGATCCGAGAATCGGCGCGTTTTCTTGGAAACGAATCGGATATCCGAGCAACACGCCGGTCATCTTGTCCGCGAGGTTCGGCTGGAAGATGAGATGCCCCGCGTCATCCTTCATCGTCAAGAGTTGCGGAAGGATGGATTGCGACGCCGACCAAACCAAAGCACCGCCAAGTTTTGCCTTGGCGATCATGTTAACGATATCCTGATACTTGATCAGGTTCGCCGTCGTCCTCGGGACCGCGACCGATGCCGCCGAGTTGATGGCGCCCGACGGCTTGGCCGTTCCGTTCCCATACAGGAACGCGTCATCTTCGGCCGCGGCGATCGCACCGCGGAACAAGCGAGTGACGATGGTGTTAACAGCCGGAGCGTTGCGGATCAGCTTGTCCGTAACGACGATATGCCCGGCGACTTCAAACGGCGTGAGCGTCAAGTCCTTGAATTTGGCGTTCGTTTCGGGCTTATCGTCACCCTCGCCGATCCAGTTGACCTCGACACCGCCGTACATGTTGCTTCCGGTCCCTTGATCCAAAGCCGGGAAGGTCATGCTGGCATCCGGGGACGTCTCATCCGCCGGAATCACGATTGCGCGAGGACGAACAAGGGCGTCCTGCGGCGTGATCTCGAAGAGCTTAGCCGAAAACTGAGGAGGGACGAATACGCCGCCCGACGTCTTGGTTCCCATCGCCATTTCCCGGTACTCGGAGAGTCTGCCGTCATAGGGGTTAAAGCGAACCGTATGAACGAATTCGCCGAGGTCGCGGAACTCGCTCTCGTGCTGCGGATCATCCGGCGTCCGCTTGGCTCCCGCTCCACCCATAGCGAGCTGCTGCGACCGCTCTTCGACCTTGATCTGTCCGGCCAGCGTTTCCGCTTCCGTCTCCAGCGCCGTAAAAGACGCGTCCTCTTCGGACGTCATCGCCCGTTTTTCGCCTTGCGCCGCTTCAACCAGGGCGCGCATTTGATCTTTCAAGCCTGCAAGCTTCTTTCTCAATTCGATAAGATTCAAAGTTTCCAGCTCCTTTAGAGGGATTTGATTTTTAAGAGCCTAAGCTCGTGTTCCAGTGCAATAAGGTCTCGTTCTTCCTCGGTATATCCGTCATCTTTGCCCGGTCTTTCACGGGATTGGAAAACGTCCTCAGCCGACCGAACGCCTACGCTCGATTGCGGGTATGCCGGTGTCGTGACCGGGCTAACTTCGAACAATTCCGCTTCCTTGACCGTTCGGATCGGCATATCTGGATTAGATTCGTCCCACTCGTCCACCACGGAACGGAAAATAAAAGACGACCCTCGCACGTCGCCGCGCTCGATCGTCTCTACATGCTTTTCCGCCCAGCTCGGCGGGGTTATCTCGTACCGAAGTCCGATTTCGTCTTCCTTCAATACGAGCGTGTTCGGGGTACGCCCCAGGATCTCGCGGCTGTCGTGTTGCCAGCTCGCGTATACGTCCGGATTAATCAGTGTGCCGGCGAAGGCGCCTCGGCTAAACCGCTCCTGGAACATCCCCCATATCGGCCGTGATAACTGATCCCAGCGGACCGCATAGCCGATAATCTTAGTCGGTTCCCCCTCCGCTTTCCGGATCTCCAATTTGCTTTCCGGCAGAAGGATTTCCCGCTGCTCCTTGTTTTCCTTGTTCATCGTCGTTATCACCTCCCCCTCCGGGATCGCTCCCGGACTTAATTTTTTCCTTGTAGTAATCGTCAATCATGTCCAACGGAACCATGTTAAGCGGAACCCAGTATCGGTCACCGCCGGGGATAGGGTTATCGTTTTCCTTCTCTCGAATGTCGTTCTGAGAGTAAACTCCCATATTGAACATTTCTTTGTAGAACGCAGCCCGAGCCGCCGAATCCCCTCGCAACAATCCTTCTAAAAGGTGTTCAACAAATAACCGCTTCCGCTCGTTGCTGTCGAACAACCCGAGGTTGATCGGTTGTTCAAACCGTATAAGCCAAGGACGAACAGAATGGATAATAAATTCTATGGACTGTTGCTCGATATTGCTGAACGTCGCTCGCTCCAGATCCCCAAGCATGTGCGGCGGAACCCGGAAAATGCGGGCGATTTCCGTCGTCTGGAACTTCCTCGTCTCTAAAAACTGCGCGTCATTAGGGGGGATGGTATTCTTGGCGAAGGTCATCCCCTCTTCAAGCAGCATCAAGCGATGGGAGCGGCCAAGCCCTTCGTATTTCTCTTTAAGCGACTTCTGCAGCCGATTAAAAGCACCATCGCTTAACTCCGTCGGATGGGTGACGACAGCCCCGACATTCGTTCCGTTTGCGAAAAACTCGGAACCGAACTGTTCCGTTGCTAGTGCAAGCTCCACTCCCTGGCGTGCCCACTGGATGACAGAAATACCTTTGCGACCATCAAAACCAAGTCCGGGAATGTGCAGCATCGCGTAATAGGGTACGTTGTACTGCTTTCCGTCCTTGGCCGAAACGCGAAAAAACGGGGTACCGTCCGCTGTCTCCATGTGCTCCACGCGATAAGGCGGAATCGGCCATAATGCCTTAATCTCCCCGCGCTCGTCGTACTCGATTTCGGCGTAGCAGTTCCCCCAGAGCAGGATATGAACCATCATCGTTTCGCGAAAGGTGAATGCCGTCATGAACGGATTCGGCGATTTATTGAGCAATTCTCCGACCGGATGACTCGTTCGTTCCTTCCCCCTTGGTTTTAATCGCCTGTACACGGGCAGCGGTAGAGAGGCTACAGTTTCCGCGAGAATGCGGACGCAGCCGAGAACGGCCGTCGATCTCATTGCGGTCGCCGGAGTAACGACGATTCCGCGCCCAAACGGAACGCCGAACGCTTCATATACTCCCCGCGATGGATTCGCCAACGTGCTCGGCTCTCCACTCTCATCTTCACCGGCAGAACGACTTTCTCGCCACTTGCTCCATAATGGAATTTTCAGTTTTATCACCTCCCCGTCAAATGACCCGAACTTCCTCAGTCTCATAGCGCGATCGCTTCTTCCCTGGATTAGCCATAGTCAGCTTATGGGCATCAATAACCGCGTCGACCGGATCGATTCGCTTCGTCTTGGCGTGTTTCTCGACTTTGATTTCCCCGAAGCTGTTGCTAACCGTCTTCGCATTCGCCATGGACCACGTCAATAGCTTATTGCGGCGGTCGTATATCACATTTCGCGCCTCTGTCTCGAGCCGGAAATCAATTGTTGCATCATTCAGGCTCTTCGCTGATTGAACAATCTCGACACAGTCGACGCCGAACTCTTCCAGGTCAGACAAAAAGGCATCCGCGTTGTGTGGATCGTACGCGATGCCCTTTAATGTCAGGTTGTACTTTTTAATTAGATCCCGGTAATGCTTGATGATGTATTTATAGTCGGTCTTCACGCCGCCCATTGTCTCTGTTACGGTCAACAAACCCTCAGCCTTCCACATATCGTAAGGCGCGTTGTCCGTCTTAACGTGCTCCGCTAACCGGTTGGACGGGATGAAGCTATGGGAGTCAATGAAGAATTTCCGTTCACCATCGACTTCAAGAGGGAATTCCAGCGCTCCCGACGTTAAATCCCCGCCGCTCGACAAGTCTAATCCGAGATAACATTCGCGGCCGACCATGTCCTCTATAGTCGTATCGCTTGCACAGGCCTTCCAATGGGACATGTCCATGTACTGATTTTCCGTAAACTGCACCCAGCGGTTGAGCCCTTTTGTAAGGAAGTCCCGCAACTCTTCCCCCTGCATCTGTTTCGCCTTGATGGCATCGGCCCGCAAACTTATCAGTGTTTCATCTGTCCAGAGCGGCGAGGCCTTCGGCCAGTTCTTCTCATCCCAAATGTCGTCGTCCTTGTCGAGTTCAGCAATGAAAACGAACTGCGTCTCGTCGGCATGGACCCCCTGGAGGATCATTTTGCAATACTTGTACAACTCGTAACACGGTCCGTTCAGATCGAAGCCGGCCGTCGTAATGACCGATGTTAGGCATTGTTTCAACTTCTTTTGCCCACCGGTCAGGAGCTTGTACATCTGATTCGTTTTATGCTTATGGTACTCGTCGACGCTGGCGAAGTACGGCCGAAAACCATCGATCGTATCCGTATCGCGGCCGAGCGCCCGGATCTCTCCGCGCGTCGAGTTACAAATGATCGTACTTTTATATTCCTTGATCGTAAAGAAACCGTCTTCGTATTCGTTCCCGCCCAGCTCTTCGTCCGCATTAATGAACTTGAAGCACTCTTTAAGGACGATCCGGGCCTGCGCTTCTTTCGTTGCCGTACAATAAATCTGCGGGTATTTATAGCCGTCAAAGTTTCCGTAATACAGCGTCGGCACAGCGTTTCCGAGAGACTTCCCATTTTGCCGCGCTACCTGTACGTACGAAGTTCGAAACCGGCGATAGCCGTCTAGCGTCAACCAACCGTTCCAACTGCCGAAGATGAAATCCTGAAATCCCGCCAAGCGGAGGGGCTGTTCCTCTTCACCTTCGGCCAGCGTCAGTGATTCAGCGAAATCGATAAGCTCGTGAGCACGGACCGGATCGAATACAAAGGGGAATTCCTTCGTGTCCTGCCGGTTCAGGTCGTTCAAATGGCGCTCACATGCCTGCCGCTGTGTTTCGCCGGCTGTTATCTTACCGGATGTTACTTGCAGCGCGTACGCGGTGACGCGATCATGCTCGGCTACCGCATTGTACGGGTACCTATCCACCGCGACCGCCCCCCGCGGCGGCTCCAAATTTGAATTTGCTCGGCGGCTTCTCGGTTTTCTTTGGTTTTGGGACATTCCGGACCTTAGCCAGCGGGTTTAAGAACAATCGATCCTGTAATTTCAGCAGCATGTCCATTTTCTTGTTAATCGCCGTCTCGATCTTCAATGCACCCTCCAGGCTCGCGAGCTGGGAGAGGTACTGGAGAGCTCTGTATCCGGCCCCGTCAACATCCTCGGCACTATCCAAATACTCGCTTAAAACGTTTTCGTTGATTTGAATTTCATCGATTTTTTGGTATCTCCGAATCAATCTTTCGTATTCTGAATACGTTTTGCAGTACATGGCTAACACGCCGACATCCGAGCTGGACAGAAGGTCGATTCCTTGCTCGGCCGACGCCTTGTACTCCTTAATCAGATCGTTCCAAAGTTTATTAGCTTCCTTGTCTTTCGTGATAAAGGCGGGCTTTTTCAGCTTTTCGAGTTCATGCTTTCCAAGCTTAATTTCCCCCTCCTGCCTGTCCCGAATTTCGGCCTTGGTCAGGTGCTTCCGGCCGTTTGCCTGAACGAGACTTATCGGCTGTGCGTTCTTCGGCACCCGATCCACCTCCTGAAAATCTGATTGGGGAGTTTTTACGCGCAAACAGGCCGACGCGGTCTACTGGGCAAAACTTCCCAGAGATTTGACCCCCCCTACCCCTTCCAAAGACGAGTGCTCATTGCATCCGCTTCGTCCAATTCCCTGTTCTTCTTATCACAGATCGCCTTCCACTTCTCTATAACCGACTCTGTCTTGGATTCAATGCCAATGCCTCGCAGCTTGTCGATGATAGTACGCCGAACGTGGATTCGGTCCTTTGTATTGACACCTGGAATATGAATGTGAATAACAGCGTGACTCCTGCTTTCTACAGAGACCCCCGTCAATTGCCAACGCGATATGTTGATGAACTTAATCATTCCCGAATCCTCCATCCTCTCGCGCCGTCTTGGCGTCGTGATGCGACTTACATAACGCCTGCCAGTTAAGCCGGTCCCAGAACAGCACCTTGTCGCCCTTGTGCGGGCGAATGTGATCGACGACCGTTGCTCCAACAACGAGCCCTTGTTCCTTGCACTGGACGCAAAGCTGATTCTTTCGCAGGAATCCGGCCCGGGCTTTCCGCCATTGGGATCCGTATCCGCGCTTCGCGGCCGTCCCCCTGTCCTTGTCGGCTTGCTTAACACTGACCGGATGCGCCTCGCAATATCCGCCCGCTGTTATGTTCTGGCAGCCGGGCTTCGGACAAAACTTCCTAAGTGCCATGCTGTTCATCTCCAAACAATAAGCACCACTTCGGTGCAGATTTCCTAAAATAGCAACCGAGCCAACATATAAAGGCCGTACCCTATACCGGCCATTATCCCGCCGGAAACTACCAGGACGACAATAAACCCCAGCCAAATCAATACTCCGATACCCTTCAAATCTGAATAGTGACCCTTAGGTCAGGAATAGTTTACTTTGACTTGCTCGGGCTCGATCGCCGGCGGAAGATACTGCGGAGCTACGGCCAACACGATAAACGCGCTCAAGATAGACAAGCGCCTTAACGTCTTTCGTTTCATCCTCTCTCACCTCCGAGACCAATGATAAAGGCCGCCCAATTACGGACGGCCTTCTCTCTTCTATATATTTCCACGCTACGAGAATATCACGATTTTGCAACGGCGTCTTTCACTCTTCTTTCATTATTTAGCTTACTGCTGACCTTCGTTACATAGCTGTAAGAGCAATTCAACTCGTCGGCCACCTGTTGTAGTGGCTTCCCTTCAATTCTCTGTTTATAGAATACGCTGTACTCGATCCCGTCTAGGCTTCCCAAACGGTCATCGATTTTCCTCTTTAGCGCCCGCTTCGTATCGAGTTCTCGTTCGATCGAAGCCATGCGTTCGATAATGTTGTCGTATTGCGCGAGCGCCTTCGGCAGATAAACAACGTGGCCCCAAACGTCTCTTTCATTGCGCTGGAGCTGGCGGATCAGATCATCGTGCAACCATTCCAGCAGCTCTATTTCCCCGACCAAGTCGTTATATGATTCGATGATGATCATTTGTCCACCCGCTTCCTGTCATTGTTAATCCCCTGCCGCATAATGCCTATACCGGTATGCCTCTATTACTTTCAGCTCTTCCGGCGATGCCGTGATATGAATGGTCTTCTTACGCTTGTTGATGTCGTAATCCGCGTCGACAAAAAAGTCATCCATGTATTTATGAACGTCCGGTAGGTAGATGGTGCCTTGCTCTACATCGTTTAGGAATAACGTGTATAGTCCGCTGATTATCGCGAATCACCCGCTCCGGTGCGCAGTATCTCGACGACCGGCAGCCCGGCTTCTTTCAACATGTTCCAGACATCCAAAAACCTACTATGGAACCAGCGAACGTACTGGCTTCCGTGTTCTTCATCGCGATGTTTTCCGATGTCTTCGATCTTGATCGGTTTAACGTGTGTTAGTGCGAATCGGATGCAATATGCGGTTGTTCGGCCGTTCATTCGACCGCTAGGCATGCCGCGCCCCGTTTGAAGGTAGTATTTTTGCCAAGTTCGGAGCTCGAAGCCCAAAGCATTTTCGATGATCGGGAATACCCGCTCCCAGTTGATTTCGTTACTTCTCTCGTCCGTTATTCCTGGGATACCTAACATTTGAGCTACCCTCATAGCTCCAGTAAGCTGTTGGCAGTCTTTGTCGTACTCTCTGCCGTTGATACGTAAGTCGTTAATGTAATCCCGTACCATTTGTATTCCTTTAAGCTCCGCGGCTCCGTTATGGGATTCGATGCACGCCTGTTCGAACACCGTGAACCCCTCTCTAAGGTCTGGAATACCGATGACTACGTATCCGCGCTTTTGCTCCCAATCGGTCATGTAGGAGATGTTCCGGATTATCTCGTCTCCCGTAAATTGCCCGCCGCCGATCTGCTCGCCCATCGGTATGAATTCTTTCAATACGAGAGTGTCCCCCGTTCGATAATCACGATCGTTCAGGCGGATCTCGAAAGGCTTCATGCCGGCTTTAACTGCTTGGAAGTATTGGGTCCAGCATTTGAGGACGTGCGTTTTCGGTTTCCTCATCTTTTTGCACACTCCTTATTATTGAAATTGCAGCACGGGCTGCAGCGTGGCTGTTCGGCGCTCGGCAATCTCCACATATTGCGGTCCGATCTCGATAATGGTTGGAACGCGCCCTTGTTCAATAGCGACTTTGTAAGTGGTCCCGCTTCCCCCGAACGGATCGAGGACTTCTCCCCCTACCGGGGCGCCTGCTAGGATGCAAACTCTCGGTATTTCTTCTGGAAAGGTTGCGAAATGAGCCTCTTTGAACTGTGCTGTACCAATTGACCAGACAGTCCGCTTATTTCTCAACCCTGATTCGTTTGGAAGGTTCCCGAAGCTCTCCCGCTCCACCGATGCGTCATTAATAAAGTTTCGATTATGCGTGTAAGCTCCGCCGCCGCGAAATGTCTTTGCATTCCCTTTTGCTCTTGTTCTTGATTGTGGCGGTCCGAAAGCCCCCTTACTTCCTCCGACCGCTTTCATATTCCCATTCGTTTTCCCGTACGCTCTTCCGGATCCGGATTGATTTTCGATATCCTGTGAAAGTCGATCGATAGAGGAGGCTGCCATCGGCTCCCTGATCGCTTCGAAATCGTAGTAGTATCGTTCCGATTTGGAGAGTAGGAAGATGTATTCATGCGACTTAGTCGGGCGGTCGCGTACGCTCTCAGGCATTGGGTTCGGTTTAGACCATATAATGTCTGATCGGAGATACCATCCATCAGATTGCAACGCGAAGGCGACACGCCACGGTATTCCGACAAGGTCTTTCGGCTTGAGATTGTCGAATTTCACCTCTGTTACGGATGCTTGTCCGATCATTCCCTTGTTTGTTCCCTGCTTGTAATTCGCCGCGTTCTCTGGATGTGTAGCCCCGCCCTTGCGACTCCCGGCGTAGCTATCCCCGAAATTAACCCATATCGTGCCGTCATCCCGCAGGACTCGCCGAACCTCTCGATACACGGCGACGATATGGGCGACGAACATTTCCGGCGTCGGCTCTAGCCCTAGGCAACCCGTCCATGCCGGGACGGTGATCGTCGGCAGGCCCGGCATAGGCGCGTATTTTATCTCCGGCCAGTCTGTCGGCGGAATCCCGTAGTCTCGAAGCCCCCAATACGGCGGGCTGCTGACGCTGGTATAAAATTTTTCGGCCGGGAGCGTCGGCATGATTTTCATGCAGTCTCCGTGAATGATCAAATTCGCCCTGCTCCTTCCATCTCTTTTAGAACTGTGGTGAAGGCGACGCCTCCAAGTCTCGGAACGCCTATGATCCGCTCTGTCTCCGCCCACTCCATCAGCTTCTCCGGATGATGTTCGCCCAGCGTATACAGCTCTTCGTCGGACGCGAACGGGCATCCGGCGCAAGCGACGCGCTTGATCCATTGGTAAACTGGATTCCATGGCGCTCGCATCCACCATGTAAATTCCCAAATGTCGATAATCGACCATTCGATAACCGGTCGGACCGTAACCCGCATTAGCAGCTCGTCCCGCTCCGGCTCGGTCGCTATTCCGCATCTACCGATACTTTCCATGTGCCTCTCCCCGCTGATTAGCAGTGGAGCAGGCTCGCGGACGGTTAATTCGGCTCCGGATCGCTCGTGCGTCGGACGGAACCGCGCCGGCCTCCGGTCCTTCCGAACTTGGTCGAATCCCATCTCGTCCAAGTGGTCGCGGATCGGCAGCATTTTAACGTTTTTGGTGCAATGCCGGCGCCTCATGATCGGCCAACACGGTATTTTTTCGCGGAGCAGCTTATGGATCCCGATGCTCTCCAGTGTTCGGAACTCATCCAGGCTGGCCCAGTGGGCGAACAACGGAATGTGCTCGTACGTCTCGGGCCATTCGTCCCCCGTGTCCGCGAACATCGCGAATATTCGATCCCGTGGATACCGCATACGTGCGATCATGGCGATCGCGGCCGAATCCTTCCCGCCGCTGTAGCAAATTCCGGCACGTTGCCCCGGCCCCAGCTCCGGAAGACGACGAATGGATGATATGGCCTTCTCGACCAATTCGCCGCGGAGCTGCCCCGCGGCGCCGGCGGCCATGATCCGATCGATCCATTCTTCAGGCGTTCTCTCCGGCATTGCTTCACTTGGCAGGTAGCCGGCCGGGACAGTGAAGCGGAAATCGAGGTCCCGATCCAGCAGCTTCGGCTCCGTTAGGGCGAGTGAACCCCCGCTAATTTCGAATGACGCTTGCAGCCGCTGTCCCTTGTAGTCACTCACGAACATATTCCCGTCCATCAATGAAGCACCGCAGGCAGCTCGTCGATAATCGGCGCTACCCATACGTCATTCCAGGTCAGCTCAAACGATTCGCCTATCTCTGCCTGCGCTGCCGCAAGTAGGATCTCGTTGCCCATTGCTTGCGCTGCCGGCGGCGGAACGGCATTCCCGATATATTCCCGGGCCTTTGCATCGCTACATCCCTCCAATTGGAACGGCCTTCCGTCCGGGAGATAATGCGGGAAACCCTGGAGCATTGCATTTTCAAATGTCGTGAGCGGACGGTGAACCGTACCGTCAGGCGCGACGATCGTCCATACTCCACGATCGTTGTCGGCTGGGAATGGTCGAGGGTCTGCGATGGCGCATGTCCCCGCATGGATATCTGATGATCCGATAATCGTCTTTCCCGGCTCGTCCCACGCCTGCACGCCATAGGTTCCGGCTCGCCGCGAACTCCCGATCCGGACATCCGCTACAAGCTGCGCCCCGCTCTGAACATCCGTGACTCCCGTCACCGTCGCGGCCGGACCGTCCATGGACTGCATTCGGTACTTGTCGGTGTACCGTTTTGGATTTTCAGAGAGCCGAGGGTCGCTTATGCTGGAAGCCGATTGCATGATCCTCGAAGCTGCTCGTACGGACTTGCTCGCCTTGCCCCATTCCTGTACTCCGTAGCTGTCGGGATGGAGAGTCGTATTAACGCGTGGGGCGGACACGACATGCCGGCCGCTCGACGGTCCCGCTCCGCTTGTAACCGTTCCGCCGGTTTCCTCCCATTTGGTCACTTTGTATCCCCCGTTGTACATGGAGCTCGTTTCATCGAAGCGTGGATCGGCGACGGCCAGGGCGCCGCTTCCGAAACGGGTTCCGGTAATGCAAGGGGCGGAATCATCGGATCGCACTACGCGGTATACTCCCGGATGACGACCTTCCCGATCATTAAGCCGCGGATCGGAGACGGAAATCGCTCCATTGTTCGGCCGGTGCGCCCCTGTGACCGTCGGTCCCGCTTCATCATGCCGGCTAACCCGGTAAAGCGATCTATGGGTTCCTCCGCCAAAGCCGAAGCGCGGATCCGAAACCGCTGTCGCCCCATTGCTGCGGCCTGGTCCCGCCGACCCGGTTACGGTCCGGGAAGCCTCGGACCAATCTTCAACCGCATAGGCGCCGCCGCGCGGTTCGTGAACGATGCGGTATTCCTCGAATGGAACGGTCTGCAAGTCTCGCCAGTCCCCACCGGCGCGGATAAGCGCCAGCCGTACCCACGTCTTCCATTGAAGATTCGGTAGCCGGTGCATCGGACCGCCGTTTACCGTATCGCCGGGCAGCGGCAACGGGCCGATAACGTCGCCGATCGTTCTCAACTTCTTCCGGGCCGGATAGTTGAGGAAAACGGGTACTTGGCTCTCCTGCCTCGCCATTATCAAGAAGCGAGTTCTGCTTTGGCCGAGCTCGCCGATCTCCCCGAGGTTGTGGTCCCCGCGCATGTTGATCGCGTATCCGAATTTTTTAAGCAGCTTCTTGATCTGTGCAAGCAGCGAAGCGCCGCGGGTCTGTATTCTCGGCACGTTCTCGAGCTGGATAAACGCCGGCAGGCTTCCGCCGTACTCGAGGCATGCCCGGAGGACGAGATCGATGCCGCGGATCGTGAGCTGATTCAAGGCCTGGTATTTCTCGGACTGCGCCGACTTTTCGGGGAGCAGTCCGCTCAGCCCTTTGCATGGTGGCGAAGTGAACAAGAAATAAGGAACCTGACAGCCCATAGCGACCCAAATATCCCACGGCGTTGCCTCTCGCCACTCCTCCGGCGGCTCATGTCCGTGCCATGCGATGTATTGATCGCGGGTAAAGAGGTCCATTACGACGGCCGTTTTTTCCCCGGTGATTTCGTCGTGGTACCGGGAGACGTCCGGATCCGCATCGATCGAGCAAAGCTGTTTAAGCTTATATACCTTGCCGCCGTATTCGATCATGGAACGGTTGTACCCGACGGACGCGCCGCCAAGCCCGCCGAAGAGCACGGCATAGGTTTTATAGACGCAGTTGTCGACGTCGTCGATGACCTTTAACGCTGCGCTCATTCCTTCACCGCCCACGACTTAATCGGCGGAGAGTCGAGAACAACTCCGGGGAGCTCTCCTCCCGGCAGCCCCCAAACGGATTCAACGACGGCCAGATAATCGAGCGGAACACCGCGGCCGGCGAAGACTTCGAAGCCATGCCGCTCCATGCCCGTTATATGGATGCTCTTGCTCCCCCTGACCACCGGGGACTGTAACCTCCATAGTCCCTCGAGCGATGGATACGGAAGAAGAAATGTCCGTCTAACGGATTGGTACTCTACAAGGAGGAAGCTTACCGCTCCGCCGATATAGTGCGCCCGAGCGAGATAATCGAATTGGTGCCGCTCCAGGTTGGAAAACGGGAACCGATCTGAATCGGTAATCGATTTCGCCTCGAACGTTATGCCGCGTTGCTTGTGGTGGCCGTCATAGTCGACCGTTGACTTCTTGGTGAGCATTCCCGTCACGCGGTTTCCCTTGACCGATGTGATTTTGACCGGCGTTGGCCGCTTGTTGATAATCGCGATCTTTCTACCTTCGTACTGTGCATTGCAATAATCGATCAACATTTCGAACGCCATCCCGCGATTCGCTAGATTCATGTCTGCACCTCGTATTATTGGATTAGGCCCGCTTCCGGCTTGGGCTCTTGGCGCCTTTGGACTCGAGCGTTCCGCGAATGTTCTCAATATGCGCTTCCGCTTCGCCTCTATAGGCTTCTTGCAATTCCACCTGCAGCTCGTCGTATTTCTTCCATCCGCGCGCGCGTTGTTCCGGCGATAGGCCGTCTCGCCCCAATGCCTTAACAACGTTTCGAATCTCTTGGTCAACTTCGTCGGCTGCTCTCACGCTTTCTCCCCTCCTTCGCTTCCGGCTGTGACCGGCGGAGTTTAAGGTAGACGGCCCATCCTGTGATATCGCTGTATGCTGGCTTGCATTCGGTCAGGTCCCAGTCCGGATAATGCTTCCTCCAAAACGCCTGATTGTCGATTTCGTCTCGGACGATCCGCTCGAGCTGCCGGCGCGTGTACTTGGTATCGTTCGTTCGGCACTCCGGGCGTTCAAGGTTCTGGCTGCTACTCCATCGCTTTTTCCCGGCTGGCTCCTTTGACAGGTAACGCGCCAGCGCCTCGAGTCCGTAATCGGTCGGCTTTAGGCGGTCGGCGTTTACGTATCCGATCAGATCGCCATGCTTCTGGCCCCGCTTCCGTGGTCGGCGCCATAGGTCCTCGACCGTGTCCCGATCCAGTCCCCCGCTCATGATAATGTGATGGTGGATTCGGACCGGATTGTCCGCTTTCCCGCTGTATTCAGTCACGAGCACGTACTTGAGCGGGGGCATCCCCTCCCGCTTCCGCCTATGGGAAAGGCGCCGAATGTAATTGGCCGCTTCCTTCTCTGCCGCTTCCACCGTCTCCGGCACTTGGGCATAGGTGACGGTTACGTGCAGATCGTTCGCTCCAAAGTTCGTGTTCACGAGCTGAACGAAAAACCGCTTGGCGTTCTTGTCGTTCAGGTTCCGTTGCTTCGGGGCGGAGACTTTCTCCTTCTTGCTCCGCTTCCGGATGACTGGTCCCACCAGGGTCAACGGGTATATATCCACTTCCATAAACTGCTTTCCGCAGTAGATCTTCTTCTCGCGGATGAAACTTCTCACGCGGCACTCCCCCGGCTCCATATTGCCGTAAGGGGTATTCCTGTCCTGCTGCATACACTGGAGGGGTTGCCGCCCCCACCGGCCATCCTATTAACCTTCCATCTCCTTTTTCATGCTTGCGTCGCAGGAACGATAATACCCATTACGAGCCCGATAACGCCCGGCAATAAGCGTTGTCCGTCGCCGCGAAGTCTGATACAATGGAAGCACATGGAAAGTATCATATCGCGACGATTTCGCCCCGGGGCCGCATCCCTCAATGCAGCCCGCGGGGCGATTTCTTTTTCCTCATAATTCACCTAGCCCATCGGCGCTTGTTTGCTGTTATCGCGTTGCTGATGATCGCCAGTTTTTCTGGAAGCGTCAGCGCTGCCCAACTCCTACGGCTGATTCGCATGGATTCACTTCCTCTCAGCCGCTTCGCGGCGCTCAGCGGCACTTAGATCGACGTGCAGTAATTGCGCGATAAAGCAGGCATGATTTCGCTTATTCCAAAATTCCGTCCAAAGCGCTCTATACCGTTCGATGCGGAGACCGAAAAACTCTTCGATCGTATCCATCTCGTTTTGATACATCCTGGCAGACGTCCAGCAATGATTGATTTCCGACCTAATTACCTTCGATGGTTTGGGAACCGGCGAGCTCTCTCCGTTTGTCCAGATCTTCATCTATCAGCCCTGTCCTTCGATCCATTTAATCAGGAACTCTCTAGTCGCCTTCGCCGGAAAGTACCACTTTCCGCCGATCTTGTGCTTCGGGAAATCCGGGTTAAAGAAGAATGTATCCTGAATGGTGTTCCAACTCATGCAGGTCCGCCTTCTCAATTCCGTCGTATCCCAGAAGATGTATTCGGCATCAACTTCTTTCACGAGTTCAGCGATCTTTTCTCGTGCGAGTTGTTTTACTTCTGCTTGGTCTATCTGGATTGAAATCAATGAACACCCTCCTACGAAACGACTTTCGTTAGTTCATCTAGTTGAACACCTATCGCCTTTAGCCCGGCTAAAAAATCATTCCCCGGAAACCGCTGCCCGCGCATAACTCGATAAACCTGAACATGCGATACGCCAATCTGCTTTGCTAAATCACGCTCGTCCCACCCGCGTTCACGCATGTACTTCTCCACCTTTGGGATGTTGAGAATGAGCTTCATATTGTGTTCCGCCCCCTTTCATTACCTTATGGTATAACTTTAATCTATTATTACCATATGGTAAATCGACAAAAACGGCCATATTCGGTCAGGTTTGCGAGTATTTCGTCGAATGAGCTCCACAATACCATTTGGTAACATTTTTTCTCAGAATATCTTTACCTTTTGGTCAAATTCCTCTATATTAATTACCAAGAGGTAAAACAAAGGACGGATGAAAATGAATGCTGAATTCGGGTCTTATTTGAAGAGCGTGCGCGAGGGTAAGGGACTGACATTAAATCAATTGGCGACATACTCCGGCATAAGTAACGCCCAGATATCAAGAATTGAAAACGGACATCGAGGCGTACCCAAACCAGAATCAATCCGAAAATTGGCCGAAGCCTTAAAAGTTCCATACGAGGAAATGATGGAGGCTGCGGGCTACATTAGTGAACAAGCTATTCCTGAATGGGCAACATCCAAAGATAAACGGGACTTCAAAAAGCTTCTCGAAGATGACACAGAAATTATGTTCGACGGCGTTCCGCTTTCCGATGAAGATAAGCGTCGCGTCATGGATGTTCTAACCGGACTGTTCTGGGAAGCCAAGCAGATGAATAAGCGCAAGAAGAAATCCGACACCGACTGAGGCTGACATATGGACAAACTCATTCGAAATCTCATCAGAAAACACAAGACAAATGACCCCTTCATCATCGCTGAGGGGCTGAACATAAATATTCGATTCGCAGACTTAGGAGAACAGACTCGCGGGCTCTATTACAAGAAACTTCGTAGGCGCTTCATTGTCATACACGAACCGCTAAGCGATGAGTGGCAACGATTTATTTGTGCCCACGAGCTTGCCCACGATCGGCTTCATCATGGCTTCAATCGTTTTTGGATTGATGAATGTTCTTTTATTAATGTCGGAAAATTCGAAAGACAAGCAAACAAATTCGCAGTTCGTCTCCTGACTGCTGGCGACTCAATAGCACTCGGTGAATCTGTTTCCGACTTACTTCGCAGAAACGACGTACCAGAAGAAATGAATTCATTCTATTTCTAACCGGTTCCCCGTTCATGGGCTTTCTTCACCCATTGAACCGAACATATATTCTTATTTTCGAAAGGAGATTGGAAAATGGCGAGCTTCAAGAAGCATGATTCGGGATGGGAGTATAGGATTCGTTACAAAGACCCTTTCACACAGAAATTCAAGGAAAAAGCTCAGAGAGGCTTTGCATCCAAGAAGGAAGCACAGATCGCAGCGGCTGAAGCGGAGAAAAAGATTGCCTCGGGATTCGAGCAGTCAGACATGATGCTGGCCGACTATCTCAAATCTTGGTTAGAGGAATATAAAAAAGGGACCGTTCGGAAAAATACTTACGAACTTCATAAGAACAATGTGAACAATCACATAGTGCCATACTTCAAAAAAATAATGCTTCGCGATCTCAAACCAATCATGTATCAAGAATTTTTGAATTACCTAATCGATAGAGGGTATACGAAGCTCAACAAGGGATATTCAAGACAAACTACAATTCTCATCCACACCACTCTGCATAACGCTTTGGAAAAAGCGGTCACAATCGGAAAGCTGGATCGCAATCCTTGCACAGGCGTCGATATAAAAGGGCAAAGAAATAAACGATCCGTCGAGTACATCGATTCGGACGATATCCCGATCTTCCTACAAGCGGCTCGCCAATACGGCTATACCTATTGGATATTCTTCAAATTCTTAATCGAAACCGGGATGCGTAAAGGTGAAGCGGCTGCTCTCCAATGGAACGATATAGATTTAGAAGCTGGGCGCATACGGATATTCAAAACTCTTGATTTTACGGTTCGGGCTGACGATTCCGACCTTATGGGTGACGTCAAGACTCTTAGATCGGAACGAACTATTAGAATTAGCAGCGGGTTGATAAACGACCTAAAGAAACATAAAGAATGGCAAGCGCAGCAGAAGGGGGCCCTAGGCGACGCTTACTGGTCTGAATTGAACCTAGTACTTTCTAAAGAAGACGGCAAGCCAATGCCAAAGTCTTCTCTATTCAATTCCTTCTCGAGAATCCTAAAACGAATCGGACACGAGTCTCTCCCCATCCACTCTCTGCGGCACACATGCGCGGTACTGATGCTGGAAGCGGAAGCCGACATGAAATTTGTTCAGGAACAACTCGGCCACGGGAGTATTCAGATTACATCAGATGTTTACTCGCACATCTCCAAGAAGCTCGAAGCTCGCAATATTGAAAAAGTTGAGGCTTTCACGGGGCAGTTCCTAAATAATTGTGGGCATTTCGTGGGCGAGGAAGAAATATCCCCCACGCTTCACTAAATGCCCACAAAGTTTAATCCTCGATAAACCGCACCGTTACAGCATTCTTCCTCTTAGTACATCGTCAAGTACTGATCGCGTTCCCACTGGTGGACTTGCGTCCGGTACATGTCCCACTCGATTTCCTTGAGCTCGTAGAAGTGGCTGAGCGCGTGGTCGCCGAGCGCCTCGCAGATGACGTCGTCGCGGAGCAGTTCCGCGAGCGCCTCCTTCAGGTTGATCGGCAAGCTCGGGATG